AAAACAATGAACGACCCAACGGCATGTACAGTTTGGGGGATTTTTGAACAGATGGATGTGGGGACGTGTGTAATTTTATTGGATGCATGGGATGCACATTTGTCTTATCCAGAACTGCGCCGTAAGGTAATTAATGATTTTAAAGAGGTGATATACGGCGCCGATAATACGTTTGCTAAAGGGCGTAAAGCTGACCTTATTTTGATGGAAGACAAGTCTGCTGGTATTAGTTTAATTCAAGAACTGCAAGGTGCAATGGTACCTGTCCGTAGTTATAACCCAGGACGAGCTGATAAAGTACAGCGTTTAAACATTGTAGCACCTCTTGTGGCAAAAGGCAAGGTGTATATTCCTGAAGAACCTACAAAAAAAGGTGAATTTGCAGAATGGTCAAAACGATTTATGAGGCAAGTCTGTTCATTTCCAGAAGCGGGTGGTCATGATGACTACGTGGATTCACTTTCACAGGCATTACGGGTATTAAGGGATTCTGGCTGGGTGCAACTTGACCCCCTTCCCGCGCGAGATTATGACTATGCTGACGATGATTTTAGAAAACGTGCAGCAAATCCTTATGCTCAGTAGGGCGAAAACAGTCTATTTTTTGCATTAGTGTGTATAGGAACACTTTTCCACCAAATTTTTTAGAAACTTATGGCAAACCCTCAATTACCAATTCAACAAGGCAGTAATTTGCTCAATCTTGATGCTGAAGAAGATTTGCAAGAAAAACAAGCACAAGATGAAGAGATGGAAGCTTATGCTGACATGTTTAATTTGGATGATGATGAGGTAGAACAGGAAGTTATTGAACTAGAAGACGGTTCAGTAGTAGTTAATTTCCAAGAAAAACAGGGACCACAAAAAAACCCAAAGTTTTATGCAAATTTAGCCGAGGAATTGGATGAACAAACTTTAAATTCACTGGCAATTGAATATCTCGATTTGATTGACGTTGATCAAGAATCGCGCCAACAAAGAGATAAACAATATGAAGAGGGGTTACGTCGCACTGGTCTTGGTAAGGATGCTCCAGGTGGTGCTACTTTTGATGGTGCTTCTAAAGTGGTGCATCCAGTTATGGCAGAAGCTTGTGTAGATTTTGCAGCAAGCAGCGCAAAAGAACTATTGCCCCCCGATGGTTTGGTTAAATCCAACATCAAAGGTAACGCAGATAGAAAGAAAGAAGAAATTGCCGACCGTAAAGTAACCTTTATGAACTGGCAGTTAACAGAACAAATTCCAGAGTACCGAGATGAGATGGAACAGTTGTTAACCCAACTCCCTCTTGGTGGCTCGCAGTTTTTAAAATGGCGTTTTGATGACGAACAAAAGCGTCCAACGTGTGAATGGGTGCCGATTGATAACATTCTCCTCCCATACTCGTCTACTAATTTTTACACAGCACAACGTGTAACTGAGGTACAAGACATTACAGAAGATATATTCCTCCAACGTGTGGAACAGGGAATTTATCTTGATATTGATTCGGAGTATTCGTCAGACGCCCCGCTTAATGACATGACACAGTCAGAAAAAGCCAATAATAAGATTGAAGGAAAAGACATTCCCTCCAAAAATATTGATGGATTGCGTCGTGTTTATGAAATTACTTGTTTTATACGTTTAGAAGATGACCCAGAAACAGAAGGGTTACGCGCGCCATACATCTTAACAATTGATGAGACAACAAGCAAGGTATTATCACTGTACCGTAACTGGGAAGCTAATGATGAAAAACTTGAGAAATTGGACTGGTACGTCGAGTTTAAGTTTATACCTTGGCGTGGGGCTTATGCTATTGGTTTACCTCACCTTATCGGTGGTCTTAGTGCCGCTCTTACTGGCTCATTGCGTGCTCTCCTTGATGCTGCACATATTAACAATAGCCAGACGCTACTTAAACTCAAAGGCGGACGCATTGGTGGGCAGTCTGATCGGATTGAACCAACGCAAGTAGTTGAAATTGAAGGCGCACCTGGTGTAGATGATGTTCGTAAAATTGCTATGGCAATGCCTTTTAACCCACCATCTGGCGTTTTGTTTGACTTACTTGGGTGGTTAACCGCCGCAGCTAAAGGCGTAGTTACAACAGCAGAAGAAAAGATTGGTGAAGCCAATAATCAAATGCCTGTTGGAACAACACAAGCGTTGATTGAGCAAGGTGCTAAAGTATTTTCTAGTATTCATGCGCGTTTGCATCGTAGTCAAGCCAAATCCTTAAAAATTATTTCACGCATTAACCACTGGTATTTGTCTGAAATGGACAACCAATCTGGCGAAGAAATTGAAGTGCGTGATTTTGCTTACAATAGCGACGTAAGACCTGTATCTGACCCTAATATTTTTTCTGAAACACAGCGTCTTGCACAAAATCAAGCCTTGTTACAGATGGCAACGTCTGCACCCCCTGGAATGTTTGACATTCGGGCGGTATATCAACGCATTTTAGATCAATTAAAAATACCAGCGGTATCAGAAGTATTGCCAAATCCCGTTGGTATTGTGGAATCTAACCCAGCACTTGAGAATGTCTCAATGACAATGGGTCAACCAGCGGCTGCATTCCCCGACCAAGATCATATTGCCCATATTCAAGTGCATTTAGAGTACGCTAATAACCCAGCGTATGGTGGAAACCCCGTGATTGGGCCTATTTTTGCCCCACATGCATTACAACACATCAAACAACACTTAACTTTACATTATTTGCAAGAAATGCGTGCTTATGTAGCACAAGCGGGCAGTGGGCAAGACGATTTTGAGCTGCATAAAGAGAAAACTTTAGATAAAGATGCTCAAAAAGCACTTGCAATTGCTTCTAAACTGGTTGATCAAGACGCAAAAACAAATTTAGCACCCTATATTCAGCAAATTCAAGCATTATCACAAAAAGTGGCACAAGCTCAACAAGCCCAACAGCAACAAATGCTTGGACAAGACCCAACAGCTAACGTTATTATGCAAACTCAAATGGCGGAAACCAAGCGTAAGTCTGAAGAAACCCAAGCACGCATGCAATTGGACGCTAAAAAGCAAGAACAAGAGTTTCAACTTAAATTGGCTGAGTTACAACAAAAAGTTCAAGAGTTACAGGTTAAATATTCAACACAAACTAACATTGACAACCAACGTAATGCAACTGATGTGGCTATGGCTAACATCAATAACGCTGCAAAAGAGCGTGTTGCTATGATTAATACTAACGCGCAGATGGATCAGCAACAAAAACAACTTGATGCAGAACAAAATCAATCCGCTTTGGAAGCAATTAACGCTGCAAACCAAGATATTCGTCAACATGGGCTTGCAGTACAGCAACAAGTGTTTGAACAACAAGCGCAACAAGTGCAGAACCAAATAGAAATGCAAAAAACAGCACAACAGCATGCTTTAGAGACACAACAAGCAGCGCAACAACACGCACAAGGCTTACAGCAGTCTGATGAACAACATCAACAGCAAATGGCTCAAATGCAACAGCAACAAGCATTACAAGCACAACAACCACAACCACAAGAAGGGCAATAAAATGGCAAATGATGAATTAGGTTTTCGTAAAGCCTATAAAATGACTGGCACACCGGGCTATGCTGGCGGACCAGACCAAAAAGTAGAAAATGGACCATCTGGAAGCAAACGTGCCAATAACGCCGTTCTTAATGGCAACAAAATGGCTAAAAATAGCTTAGTTGGACCAGATAAAAACCTAAAAGATATCAAGGGTGGTAATTTTTATTGATTGTAAGGGCGGATTTGCTCTATTTGTTGCATTAGTAAAAGTATGAGAGATATTTTAAGCGAGATTCTGAAAAGAATTAAAACCGCACAAACAGAAATGACAGAGGCAATAGCTTCTGGCATAAACATACACACTTTTGATTCATATCAAAGGTATGTTGGTAAGCGCGAGGGTTTGTCCGATTCCCTAGCGATTATTGAAGCTATTTTATCGGAAGATGACGAAAACCTGTAGAGGTTAAGGAGCACTGTAGAGTGATTGACGTAAAACAAAAAGACGAGCCAGATTTACGCACGGAAGAAGAATGTTTTCCTGTTGTGGATCATGGTGTTGACGT